ATCCAACTCCCAGTCATCGATCGGAACCCACGAAACGTAGGCTTTGGGGAAGAACTTCATGCCGGAAGTAATCTGCTGCCGGAGAACGGAGACCGTCGACCCCGGCGAGAGTGCGGCACCCTGGACGTGTCCATAGAGGAAATTCTCTCGCATGGCCGAGCCACCCAGGAATGGATCAGCGACACCTTTGCGCCGAAGCACTGCCTGAAATGCTGTGTCGACAAAGAAATTGTCAAACACCACATTCTTGCGAACCGATTCAAGGTTCGAAGCGTCGATCTCATTGAAGAGGGGATCAGCAATGCAGTAAGTATTCGCCCACATCGCGCGGAACAGTAGCCAGCGGAAGAACTTGTTTCCGCAAAGCACGATGAGTATTGCTTGCAAAGCTACGATTAGAGCACTCAGCATGTTGGTCTCCTGGCTTCCTGTACCTTCGGGGCTCGAATTACTGCACCATCGAAGAACGTTCTGCAAACTCTTTTTGAATGTTCGCGTGCGTGTTCTGTTTGCGTTGCTCCGGCGTCATCTTCAGCGGATCTTGCCGCTTGCCTTCCGCTGTCGCCTTGTTGATGTTGGAGAACGCTGATTCCTGGGGCAAACGCACGTTGGGATTGTTTCCAAGCTTTTCCGACCACTCTTTGTTCAAGCGATCTTCGGTCTCTTTGCGGATCGATTCGTCATGCTGCTTCTGCTTGGCCGCTTGAATTTCCTGCTCTTTGCCGGAGAAGTTGAATTTCTTTGCAGCCCACTCCGAAGGACTCATGCGGTTCTGCGCCGCTTCACGAATGATCGTGGTCGGAGAGTCCGGCATCTCTTGTCCGAACAGAGTTCGATACTTCCACTGGGTATCAGCTGCGAAGGCGAAGGCGCCGCCCAGTTCATCACGCAGCTTCTTTTCGACGTCCACGAATCCGGGGCTCCCTGGCGTCTGATTGGCGCCGGCCACAAACTTTCCATCTGCGCCGCGCGTGCCCGGTGTAGCACCGGGGGAGGGCGAACCGAAACTTGGAGCCGCGTCGACGATCTCTTTCGGCAGATAGCCGGAATCTCTTAACTTCGCGATGTAAGTCTCAGCCGCCGCAAGTTTGGTCGACAGAGCCGTATCGCGATCGGCCCAGTTCGCCAGTGCCGGCGCGATGTTTTTGTCATACTCCTCACGCTGCGCGCGCAAGGTGAGTTCCGCTTTTTCAAGCGATTGGTTTGCCTGAGTCGCATAGCCATCCAAAGCTGTGAGAGCTTTCGAGTCGATAGCTTTGATTTGTTCGTCCGTGAGTCCGGATTCTCTTAGGATGTCTGCGACACTTTTCGGCATGGGTTATTCCTCAGTAGGGTGGCGATTGTTGGGGTGCTTCATTCTTAGGCTGCGTTACCAGAGCAGTTTGCGCTTCCTGAATCCCTTCAGCGGCTTTCGATAGTCCCGCCGACATGACCGGGTTCTGCTGCGCGAGAGCTTTGCAAGCTTGGTACAGCTTCGCGAGCATGATTTGTTCAGGACTGGCCGGAGCTTGTGAAGGGGCTCCACCGCCGCCGCCCTCCGGTGGACCGGGGGAAGGCTGAGGTTGTGCGCCTTGTGCGCCTGGACCGGCTGCGCCGGGATCTGGTGTTCCGGGTGCCGCCATTCTACTTGCGCCCCTTGCCGAATGCAGTCTTGATCAGGCGTTTCTTCTTGCCTTTGCCATGACCAGATTGCTTGGCATTCCGGTGATTCTGCGAAGCATGGTGTTTCACCATGCGGACCTTGCCTCTGCGAGCCATCGTGAAACCTCTCAAGGGAGTGCGGGGAGAAAAGCATTAAGGGGAGTCGGTGCGACTCCCCCTCTAAATTCGATTGGGCCTACTTGCCCCGGCGTTTTCCGCCGTGTTTGCGATGCCCTTTCTTGCCTTTCTTCATGTGAGACCGCTTGCCGCCGCGATGACGTCTTGCCATTGTGTTTTCCTCCGAAAAAAAGTGACGGCCCGAAACCGTCTACTTGGTTTCGAGCCGCTGGCAACTCCCAAAGGTGAAGGCTGTTCGCGAATCTCGTTCTACAGTGAAACAACTACAGGATTGAAATTTTTATGTCAAGGAAAAACTTTGTGACCGAAGTCACTCGACACCGAGAATCTCGCGAATCTTCTTGCTCTGCATCTCGGTCGCTCTTGTTTTTTCGCTGATTTGAATGCTCTGTACACCGCCTTGCGAAAGGTTAAACACAACTTGCCCGGTAGTTTTTCGCGTGCGCAATGCGCGCAACACTTCTTCCGGACTGTGGCCGTTGCCGGCGAGAACCGTCTTGGTGAAAAGATAGTCTGTGTTTTGTTTGATCAATTCGTCTAGTTCATCCTCTCGCATGATGTCCCTCACGAAGTTTTTTGCACCACGCGAGGTTCGCCACCAGCCCCACCCTTTTGTGCTGTCTTTGGCGGCTTCTGCATCGAGTTGGGTCTCCCGCCGCCTTTGCCCTGTCCCGGTCCACCTTCACCGCCAAGCCCGAGAGCAGCTGCCAGCTGCGCTGCCGCCGCTTTGACTTTCAACATCTGCATTTCTTCGTTCATCCACTTCTCAAACTCGGTGTTGCCTGGGACTTCTCCGAAATTTTCTACCCCAATTTTCGGCATGATGGTAGACCACGAAAGAGGGGCACCCATCTTTTTGAGCAGAATCAATTTTTGCTGCTCATCCCGCTGCGTAATCTTTAACAGCGTGGAAGGAATCGAGATCAGGCGAAGATTCGCCGAAAAGCGTTTCGCGCGTTCCATCTTGGAATAGATCGAATTCGTGTCCGGAGCTTTCCACATCACCGCTCCAGACTCATCCGGATTGTGTTGCACCATCTCTTCCGGCATGTGCGAAGGCACGGTAGAAGACGGATCGAAATCAAACACTTCGGCGGTTATGTTGTCGGAGCCGATAATCTGAATGACTCGCTTAGTGTCGTACCACTGAATCACCATCGTCTTCAGCTGGTACGCAACTTTTGCGTTGGCCGCTTCCATACCGGCAGCGATACCTTTCGCGATCGGACCAATCTCTTCGAGAGCTTTGTCCATCGTCTCGCCGGAGATATTGAATTTCAGGTTGGCAAGATTGCCGAGATCCTGAATGCCGAGTTGCTGTTCGCGCATCTTGAGCAGGAAGTCGAGAAACTTGAAGTGAACTTCTTCTACGCGAACTTCTTCCGGCAGGATGGATTGCAGAACTTTCTTCGGTTCGCCGTCGACACCCAAGCGTTGATCTTGCTTGAAGATGTCGAAATTCTCAATCGTCGGCCCACCCGTCTCTCCCCGGTTGTAGCCCATCGGCGGATTCAGAGTCGTAGTGATAACTCTGTCCATCCTGCGCTCAAGTTTCCGCTTGGTGACTTCGATTGAACCTACATCGCTGACCAGGGACCGGCCTATCGGCTCCCATGCCCAATCGTCGACGTCATATTGCACTGGGGGGATGACACCGTGCCAGTCGAAGGCAGGACCGTCGTACATAGGAATGTCGACACTGGGAGAAGTGATGATCTCTCGCAGCTGAGGGTATATCCGGCAGTCTTCGGGACGAGCCTTGCGCATGAAAGGCGAACCGTTCCGAAAACCTCCAACAATGTCCATTCCGACTGATGGAACTTCATAGAACCATGATGTGTTGATGTCTCCCATCGGGAGACGATGACCCGTCGCGTTGATTCGAATGTCGCGAACAAAGGTGTAGCGGATTTCACAGTACAGGTCTCCCCAGTTGCGCGCTTCTTGCTGTCCGTAGCGGAATCGCTGCGCGTAGTCCGCGCGCCGGCACTGGACCCGATTCTTGTAGCTCACATCGCTGATAGGCTGCAGCCGGTCCTGAAACAGCGGAAAGCGCGCATGCGCCTCGGCGATCGGCATGTACTCGAAAATCGTTACCGCGTATGCGTCTTGTACATCTCCGTTGGATGGGATTTGCACCGGCACCACATCGAGAAGGCCATAAGCTTCGAAGATGAGCCTTCGTTCTCCGAATCCGTACTCAGTCGTTTTGACTTTCGGCCAGATGTAGCCACGTCCCATCACCGCTGAATACTGCAAAGCTTTTCTGACGGCGCGGGGGAAGGCGGCTTCGAGATAGATGCCTTTGCAAACCTTGTTTACCATCGTCGCAAAGGATTTGTATTGCACCGCATCGGTTGAGTAAGTGCCGATCTCGCGCACTTCGGAAATGGTCTCGATAAATTTCCGGATGTCGTACTTTAGACCGTTGGTGACCAGCGTGGAAGACGTTCCATCATCGATGATGCCATCAAAGATTTTGAGATTACGGGAAAGATCTTTGTAGGAACGTTGTTCTTGGAGCCAGCCTTCGCCTTCGGATAATTGTTCCTCGACCCATGCGGCCCGTTTGTCTGCCGGCTCCTCGAACCGGGGCACCTGCCAATCCATCTGCTGAAGATCAGCCATTTAGGATGCCACTCCCTCTTTCTTTTCGCACGCCATGACTGGCTCAATCGTCCACGGTTTACGCTTGTCGCGCCGCTTCTGCGCTTTTTCGAGAGCGCGCGCCATGAACTGCTTGTTGACGGAATCGGTCGACTGATCGAGACCCTTACGAATATCGTCGATGGAAGCTTTCTCGATAGCGTCCTCGACTTCCTTTCGCTTCGCCTCTTCCATCTCGTGCTGCAGGATCTCTTGCGCGCGCAACTTCTTGCTCCAAAAATCTACTTCATGCGCGTGATAGCACAAGATGCGCTGAAAGCCTTCGGGGGGATTGTCGATCAGTGCGGAGGGAGGATTCCAGATGAAATCGTATTCTTTGTTGTACCAGAACGCGACCGGCTTGGACATCTGGACCTGCCGGCGAGTTCCGCCAGGAATTAGTATTTCGCTCATCGCTACCAACCATCCATCATTTTGTTGGAAAGATGTTCCTGAAGCGACATATTAGCAGGAGTGTTTATTATTTCCGGCAATTTGTTTGTTGGAGGCCGGTATCTTCGGTTAGTCCGGTCGGCCATGATGTCGAAAGCATGCCGGGTAAAGTAGCTTTGTGCCGCCGCGCGCACGCGATCGTCAAACTTTCCCGACTGATGTTCCAGCTTGCTTTTCCCCCGATTTGCCGCCATTTTTCTTTCGAGAGATCCGCACTCGGCGATGAGATAGCGCGAATTCGGCTTATACCAGCCGTTGACGATGGCATCGATGTAGCGATTCATGAGCATGGGGACCGACCATGCCGTCGAGTACCAGCCTTCTTTCGTGCCTTTATTCTGATCGAGCTTCTTGTTGTCGTAGCGGACGTCGACGTGATGGAAGGTGAAGCCCATCAGTTTAAGTTGTA